GCTGCCGCCACCAGCCAGGGGCACCAGCTCATCACTCACGTTGGCGGCGGCAATGACGCTGGCAGTGTCAATCTCACCCGCACTGAAGTTGCCGCCCTCTGCGCTGCGCAGGTAGTCATGCACGCACAGGGCCCAGTTGTTGCTGTAGACGGTGGTGCTGCTGCGCGGGTCGAAGACCTTCTTGCCGTAGACCTGAAACGCGATGTTTGGCACACCCCCCTGGAACACGTTCTGGTCATAGCTCAGGCGAACGATGGCGTAGGCCACGCCGCGCAGCCGGTGGGCGCTGGTCCATTGGGTGGGGAAGGCGGCCATGAGCTCGGCATCGGCCGTTTGGGTGGCGGTGCCGGTGTAGACGCGCACATTGGCCAGGCTGGTGCCCACAAAGCGCGTGCCGCTGGCCCGAATGGGGGTACCGGCAAACAGCGGCGCGGTGAGCGTGACCACGTTGCCGGCCACGGTGTAGTGCGTGCCCAGGGTAAGCGCCACGGTGCGGGCGCCATTCTCTGGCGCGGGGTCTTCCTGCCAGAGCTGCAGGTTGGTGGTGCTGGGCACGGTGAGCGTGCTGCCGGCGGTGTTGCCCATGGGCAAGTCCCAGGCCTCTGTGCGGCCGCGGAAGTATTTGCCGGCCACCACGTTGCCGCCTGCGTCGAGCCCCAGGGGTTCCTCGTTAAACCAGACGGTGTCAAAGCCCTGGATCTCATGGCCGGCCAGCGCAATGACCATGTAGAGGTTTTCAGCGGCCACGCCGGTGGTGCCCACAAACAGCACCGGCCCAGAGACCTTGGCCCGGCCGTAGATGACCTGCCGGTTGGCCACGGGGCTGCGGAACATCTGACTGCGGCCGGTCAGGCCGGCCAGGTACTGCGAACGCGCGCGGCGCTTGGCGTCACGCGCGTTGCGCTGGCCGTAGTAGGCGCTGGCCGCAGCACCCAGAAACGGGTTGAACAACGCAGCGACGATGGTGTTGATTTGCTGCGCCAGCCGGCTGCGCGCCGTCAGCGGAAATAGGAATTCACGCGCCTGGCTCATGCGCCCACCCTCCACGCCTTGAGCGCCTGATCAATGGGCCAGAACTTGAGGCCGTCTTGCCCCGGGGCGCAGGCCTGGCTGCCCGTGCACACGTAGAGCGCGCAGTCGATCTGGCCGTCTTGCTGCGGCATGAGCAACAGGTCACCGCGCTGGGCCATGAGGGGCGGCACTTCTTCCAGCCCGCGCGCGGCCGGAATGGCCGCCACCCCGCCCAGGCGCTTGAGCACGCGGGCGGCCTGCTGAGCGCTGGCATAGGTGCCGCGCAGGTCTGCGGCCAGGTCTTGCCCGGTGATGGCGAGCACAGCGTCTGCAGCAAAGAGGCAGCAGTCGTTGCTGCCCCAGGCAAAGGGCGTGGCCATGCGCTGCTCGACCAGGTCAAACAGCGCGGTGGGCCAGTGCTCCACGCGGCTGAGCCGTGGGCTGGCCGTGATGGCGGCGGGGGCCAGGGGGGCGGTGCGATCGGTCATTGTTTGGGGGTGTTCAGGCGGAACCACTCCGCGCTGGGCCATTCCACGGTCTTGTCAGCCATCTGCGCCACGTACTCACAGCCCCGGTCACCGGCAAAGCGGCGCTGCTGCTCTTCGTTGGTGTAGCGGGCAATGCGCGGGCGCTTGAATTCGGCCAGGCGGTTTTCTGCGGTGAGGGTGATGGTGGCGCTGCCCTCGCCGTCTTGAATGGTCATCTGGTCGATGCGGCCGGCCCATTCGAGGATGGGCGTGTCCACGGGCTGGTGGGTGGTGGCGTCCAGAAACAGCTGGTAGACCATGCACGGCCGGCCCTGCACGGGCTCACTGAGCGCAATGGCCACCTGCGCGGCATCACAGCCGCTCAGCGTCAAGCGCAGGCCCGCGGGCTCCAGGGCGTCTGTGTCCGTGACGGATTCGATGCTGGCCAGCGCACCCAGCCCCACCCAGGTGTTGCCCGATACCGTGAGGCTGTACGGCGCCGTGGCAAAGCGCAGCGTGCTGGTGAGCTGCAGCTCGATGAGCGCGGTGCTGACCACCTGCGCGGCTTGCGCCGCGTTGATCTGCGGGGTGGTGAGGGTTTTCACAGCGGGGTTTCCACCGCAGACAGCGCAAACTGCGCAAAGCCCAGCGCGCCCAGAGCCAGCCCGGGCGTGCCCTGGGCAATGAAGGTGGCGGTAGGCCGGTTCCAAGTGATTGCCGCGCCCGGCGCCGGCGCTGCGCGGAACGGGGGCGACACCTCGACGGTGAGCGCGCCTGAGCCGTTGGCCGTGCCGCCCACGACCACCTGCTTGAGCTCGCCGCCCACGCCCACAAAGTCACCGGCCAGCAGGGTCGCGCCGGCCGTGGTGGTGATGTTGAGCACAATGTCACCACTGGGGGGCGATGCCGCCACCACCGGCGCACCGCGCATGGTGCCCACGGGCACCGGGCGGTGCCACGGCCACACGGTGAAACGGTTGCTCGAGCCGCGCAGGCGCGCGAGGAAGGCCTCAAACTCATCCATGCGCGTGCCGCGGCGCGGCGCCCACTGCGCATCGAACACCCAGCCGGCGCCGGGCATTTCGGCCGTTTGCACGGCACCACTGAGCGGGCTGACGCTTTGCAGCACCACGGGCTCCAGCCGCCAATTGAGCTGCACGGGGTTGGGCAGGTTGCTGGGGAAGCTGTAGGTGGGCATGGCTTACACCCCCGCCCGGGCCATGCCGCCGCGGCGCATGGTGTCCATGATGCGGGCCTCTGCCTGCTGCACCGCCAGCCCCATGGCCTGCACGATGGTGCTCTGGTCTGTGCGGCTGTCAATGTTGAGGGTCTGGTTGATGACCACCGACATGCCGCCGCCCTGCCCCAGCATCTTGTTGGGGATGATGCGGCCATTGGTAGGCGGCACAAACAGTTCAGGGCCGCTCTCCCCCACGCGGTAGACGTTGTCTGGGCGCACGGTGCCGCCCAGGGCGCGGCTGCCGCCGCTGGGCGTGCCGCCCCCACCAAAGAAGCTGCTGCCGAAGTTGAGCAGCTGGCTCAGCCAGTCTGTGCCACCGCCCTTGTCTTTCATGGACTCTTTGATCTGCTTGATGATGGGCTCGATGATGAGCATGCGGGTGACCACGCGCAGGATGTCCTGCTCGATGCCCTTGAGAATCCCGCTGAAGCCCTTGCCTTCGACGCTGGCGTTTTCAAACGCGCTTTCGAAGGTGGCGCCCAGGTCTGCCCAGATGGACTTGATCTCGTCGCTCTGGCCGGCAATGTCTTCCTGAATGCCGTAGATGGTGCGCACGGCCGTGGCGTACTTCTCAGCCGAGATGGCGCCCTCTTCGTAAGCCGTCTTGACCAGACTGAGCTGGCGAGACTGCTCGCGCGCGAGCGCATCACCCGTGAGCCGGTCAATGGTGGCTTGGCGCTCTTCGGCGGTTTTGCGGGCGGCATCGCCTGCGGCCAGCACGGCCTTGGTGCTGGCGTCCAGGGCGTCCTGGAAGGCCTTTTCCGCATCGATTTCCTTGCCCCGCAGCTCGATCTGCTTGATCTGCGCCTGGGTGAGCGGCCCGTACAGGCCGGCCCGGATCTCACGGCGCAGCTGCTCCACGCGGCTCAGCTCTTCGGTCTTGATCAGTTCCTTGTCCAGACCCTCAAGCACTTTGGCGAATGCCTTGGCGCGGTCTTCGGCGGCTTTGCGAGCCTCCTCAGCAGCCCGGGCCGCCTCTGCAGCCGCACGCACAGGGTCTTTGCCGCCGGCCTTGTCACCGCTGGCATCCGCCTCTTTCTTGGCGTAGGCATCGAGCGCCGACTGGTTGGCACGGAGCAGCTTTTCTTGGGTAGCCAGCTGGCCGTTGAGGTTGGCCAAGGTCTGCGCGCGCCGCTGCGTTCCTGCAAAGTCTGCCGCATTGGCATTGGCCTGCACGGCTTCGAGCGCTTGGATCTGATTCTTGAGACGCGCGACATTCTCAGCCGCCGCCTTGGCCCGACCTTCCACGTCCTTGAAGGGCTCACCGGAGAAAGTGGTGGCTGCCAAGGCACCAGACGTGCTGCCAAACTCTTTGCGCAGGTTGATGTAGGCGCGCAGCGCCTCATTCATGCTGGGCAGCAACTCACCCACCAGCTGCCCGAACGCGGCCGATGCCGTGACGCGCAGCACCGTGAGGTTGTCATTGAAATCTGCCGCCGCTTTCGCAGCATCGTCACCGATGACAGCACCCAGCTTCTGCGCATCGCTGGTGAGCGTGCGGATGCCCGCGCTGCCCTTGTTAAGCACCGGGATGAGCGAGGCGCCGCTTTTGCCAAAGATGTCCTGCGCCAGGGCGGACTTGCCTGCGCCGTCGCGGTACTGGCTGAAGGCGTCGGCCACGTCGAGCAGCACCTCATCCACACCGCGCAGGCTGCCGTCTGCGTTGGTGGCAGACACGCCCAAGTCCTTGAACAGGGCAATGGCCTCTTTCTGGCCTTGGCCGGCGGCAGCGATCTGGTTGCCCAGCTTGCGCAGGCCGCCCTGCAGGTCTTCAAAGCTGGTGCCCGCCACTTCACTGGCAAAGCGCAGCTCGCTCAGGCGGCTGGCACTGACGCCGGTTTTCTCGGCCAGGTCATCGAGGCTGTCCCCCAGATCGATGGCGGCGCGGGCGCTGGTGACCAGAGTGCTCAATCCCGCCAGGGCCGTGACCACACCGGCCACGGCACCCACGGCACCGGCGGCCCCAGCGCGCAGGCCCTGGAACTTCTTTTCCATGCCCTCGACGGCGCCGCCAATGCCGCGCAGCACGCGGCTGGCATCGTCTTTGGCGGTGACGCGGATCTCAGGGTTGTTGGCGTTTGACATGGCTGGCTATTTCCTGCGCAACGTGCTGCAGCAGCTCTGGCAAGAGGTCTGCATCGGCCATGGGGTAGACGGCCAGGTAACTGGCGAGCAGCTCAGGCCGCCAGCCCTGGCAGTAGTGCCAGGCGTGCATGACCTGCTGCCCCAGGGCTGAAAGCTCGACCTCATCCAGCTGCGCACCGAACACCTCGAACACTTCGGACTGCGCACCGGCCCGGGAGAACTCCCAGGCGATGCGCTCAGTCAGTTTTTTTCAGCGGCCTTCTGGCGTGCACTGCGCTGGGCAATGCAGTCATCAAAGGCCTGCTGCACCTGCTCAGCCAGCTGCGGGCGCTCTTCAAACAGCACGGGCACCAGCTCGGCCGCAAAGGGCACCGGGTCTGTGCCGTCTGCGCCAAAGTCAGACACCCGCACGTTGGCCCAGCCCTGCACCGCGTCCAGCAGCAACTTGCGGCCGGTGTGCAGGGTGGCGCTGCCTTCGCCCAGACCAGACTCCCGCGCCCGCATCCAGGCGAGCTGGATCTCGAACCGCGACGGCAGCCGCACGGTGAAGCTGTAGCCGGCCACGTCGAGCGTGGCGCGGCGTGCAGCTTCCACATGGGCCTTGAGCGCTTGTGCGTCCATGGGGGCTCAGGCCTCAGGTGGCGTAGCGGGTGGGCTGGGCCGCGAAGGTCAGCGTGACGCTGTTGCGCAGCGTGCTGTCTTCGATGGTGGGCACATCGCCCAGGCTCCAGTACGCATTGCCCACCAGGCGCGAGCCGTTGGGGTAGATCATGCGCACGGCGGTGGCCACGGCCGAGTCACTGGCGGCGCGCACGGTGGGCGTCCAGGACAGCGAGGGATCGTCATAGACCGGCAGCTCGACCACGATGGGGCTGCGCGTGGTGGGGATCTGCTGCTGCGTGCGGTCGGTGATCTCGGTCACATCGGCAAACTGCTGCTCGCCACCGCTGACGCTCAGGCCCGAGGTGATCTGGCTCAGGTTGGTCCAGGCGGTGATGCGGCGAATGCTGCCCACACCCTGGCCGGCCGGGTAGTTGGTGGTGCTGGTGGTGTTGATGCCTTCGAGCGTGACATCGTTGGTGGCCACGGCACTCACGCGGGCGATGCGCCCGTTGATGAGGCCCCAGCCGCTGGTGATTTCAACGAAGTCGCCCACCGCCACGCCATGGCCAGCGGCCAGCGTGGCCACGGCGTTGGCCGCGTTGGTCAGGGCGGTCATGCTGGATGCGGTGCCGTAGGTGGACGCAATGGCGACCACCGTGCCGACAGCTAGGATTTTGGCCATGATGCTGCTCTTTCTCTAAGGGTCAGGTGTGAAGGGTGGCGGGGTTGCTGGCCTGCGTGTAGTAGGTCAGCTGGTACTCAAGGGTGGCTTCGGCCATGGGGCGCTCGGCTTCGGCGTCCAGTTCAATGGCGGTGGTGAAGCCGGGCTGCTCGCGGTACTCGGCGGGCAGCAGGGCCATGCGGGCCTCGATGTCCGCGCACAAGTCATCAATCGCGGTGCCCACGTCGCTGTCCGCTTGGGCATACGCGCGGATGACCACCGTGAGCTGGCGGCGCACCAAGCCGCTGGCGTCCAGCCCCAGGGTCTGCAGCTCGGCATCGTCATCGGTGGTGCGCACGTCGATGGCCGGCAGCGCGTCCGCCTGCGGGCGGGTCATGCGAGTGTTGGTGACGTTTTCCGCCAAAGCGGCGGTGCCGGTCTTGAGCTGGGCTACCACCAGGGCGCGGATGGCGCTGCGGGCGTGCGGCATGGCTTACGCTCCCTGTCGCTGCAGGAGCAGCCGCACGGTGCCGTCACCATCGGGCTGGACACCGGACACGCGATAGGTGGTGGCGTCCACACCGAGGGTGTCGCGGTCACGCACGCCCTGCACGTCACTGGCCACGCAGATGGCGTTGGGGCGCACGCTGTCCACACCCAGGGCCTGCCCCACCAGGCCATAGCCCGCGTCGAACACGGCCAGCACCTCGCGCGCCTGGCCGCCCTGGGGGGTGTAGACCACCGGGCGGCCCAAGCGGGCAATGATGCGTGCCGTGTGCGACGTGAAGTCCATGGCGCCGGGGCTTCAGCCGATTACGGGCGGATGGTGCCGTCCACGAACACCACGGCCGTGGTGGGGCCGGAACCCTTGGCCACGGTGGCGCAGCCCACCAGCAGGTTGCTGGTGAGCGTGGTGGTGATGCGGCGGTTGGTGTTGTCCCAGTACAGGGCCTGGCCCACCGTGGCGGTGTCCGTGCCCAGCGCCGTGAGCTCGAAGACGCCTTTGGTGCTGATTTCGACTTCGGCGCCGTTGGCTGCGTCGCTGGCAGCCACACCGAACAGGCGGCCCACTTGAACGCCCTGGCCAGCGGTGACGGCGTAGGGCGCGGTAACGCGGATGATTTCGCCGGTGGAGATTCCGTTGCGCATGGTGCTTGCTCCTGAAATGCGTGGTGTTGCGTGGGGTGTGCAGGGGTTGCAGATGGGGGCCGGTTGCCCGGCCCCCGCTCAGGCATCAGGCGCCGGCTGCGCGGTGCAGGCCGCGGTAGTCGATGGCCTTGGCACCGAAGTCCAGGCGGCACTTGAGGCTCAGGCCGTCGATCTCGAAGCCCATCTCGGACTCGATGACCGGGCCCTGCGCACCGTCGAGGTAGCAGTACTCGACGGTGTCCACCTGGTTGCTGTTGGCGGCCAGGTACCACTGCGTCTGGCTGGCTGCGTCCAGCAGCGGCTCGACCACCGGGGTGAGCGCGGTGCGGCCGCCTTCGCGGAACTCGTTCACGCCGGAAGACTGCGCCGGTACAAACTGGCTGCTGGTGAACTGGTAGGCCGTGTGCTCAAGCGCGGCAGGCACGATGAGGTACGACGGCGTGATGTTGAGCGGCTCGTTGTTGAGCCCCTGCATGCGACGCATTTGGGCGCGGCCGGCGTTCAGGCCGGCCAGCGCCAGCGCTGAGCCGCCGCCGGTCTGAACGTTGCTCTGGGTGCGGTTGCCTGCCACCGCGCTGAACAGGGCCTGACCGTCTGCTAGGTTGGCGTTGGCGGTGAGGATGCCGTAGACCACGGCGTTTTCGTAGCGCACGGCGGCGGCGCCGAAGGCGGTGACCAGACGGTCGAACGCGCGCAGGTCATCGTTGATGAGGGCCTGGCGGGTGACCGTGACGATGCGGCCGGCGGTGAGCAGCGAATACGTTTCGCCAGCCTCGCGCACGGTGCCCATCTGGAATTCGCCATGCTCGTTGACGCGCTGCAGGTCCGGCGCACCGGAGAGCTGGGCCACGGTGATGGTCTTGAAGTCGCGCGCGTCGGGGGCACGGCGGGCCCAGATGGCGTAGGTGCCGGGGTTCTCTTCGTAGGCAGCGCGCAGGCGCTTGTTGGCGACGTTGCCCAGGATGATGGGGAAGTCGCTCGTGGTGTGTAAGGCGGTACGCGCCAGATCCATGGGGGCCATGCCGCGCGTCTTGACGCCACGGGCCTCAGCCAGCTCACGGGCGATTTCGAGCATGGACATGCCGCGGTACTGGCGGCCGTTGTCGGTGAGCTTGACCTTGGGGTCCAGGCGGGTGAGGATGGCCTCTTCCACGCCGGCGCGGCGGGTTTCGGTTTCGTCGCGCACGGTGTCGATGTGCACGTTGCGGTTGCCACCCGTGGACTGATCCTTGCGGAAGGCTTCGTCCAGGATGAGCTCGCGCACCTTGTCCAGGCTCAGGCCCTGAGCGATGTACTCGCCAGCCTTGGCGGGCACGTTGGCGCGCGTGCAGAGGTTGATGATGTCCGCAGCGCGCTGGCGCTCGATCTTTTCAGCCTCTGCGCGGGCGGCTTGTGCGGCGGTGTCTTCGGGCGAAGGCGTGCCGCCCTTGGGGTCTTGCTTTTCCATGCTGGATTTCTCCACGGGTTGATGGGCGGGCGCCCGGACGATCTCGACCTGCTCGGACGGCAGGCCGGGAGGGGTTGAGTGCGCAGACCGGCTGACGGCATCGGCGTCGGCCGGGATGGGCACGAAAGAAAGCTCAGAGGGGCGCCAGCTGACGGCGCGGTACAGGGGCACGGGCACCCCATCGGTGCGCTGCTGCGCGGGCGTGACTTCCCAGCGCAGCACGCTGTAGCCCACGCTGATGTTGCGGATGACGCCGGCCTTGATGTCGGCCACCACGCCATCCAGCTCAGGCCGCTCACTCAGGCGCAGCTGGGCGTAGCCTTGGCCGTCTTGCAGCCAAGCGCGTACCACCACGCCAATGACGTTGGACAAGCCGCCGGAGCGGTGCGTATCCAGCACAGGGGCAGCACCGTTGCCCAGGCGGGCCAGGTCCACGGCCTCAGGCGTGACCACGAGCTCTTCGTCGTAGTAGGTGCCCTCGTACCAGTCATAGCGGCGCACCATGCCGCCGGTGGTCCAGACCACCTTGATGGTGCGGTCGGCCTCGTTCCAGGTTTCGGGCTGCAGGCGGGTCTGCAGATCGAGGCCCTCACCGGCACGCTGCAGGTGCTGCTGCGGGCGCTGGGGGCTGGGTCGTTGGGTGGCGGTGCTCATACTGCGCAGTGTGCGCAGTGGGCTGTCTCAAATTCAGAGGAAGTGAGACGATTTTTTTGGTGTGGCGCTCACGCCGCTTCAAGGGCCCAGAGCACGGCGTCTTCGTCGCGCTGGTGCATGTGGCGCCAACTCACCAGCCCCGGCGCGTGGGCAGCGTCGGCGCCTTCTGTGGTTTGCACCGCAGCCACCACGAGCACGCGGCCCGCGGCGGCGGTGCTGTCTTGCGACTCGGACGCGCTGCATGCGGCCACGCAGGGCGCGGGCACGGGCGGCTGCACCTGCCCCTGCAGGCGCGGATCCACCCAGCGCCCGCTGCGGCGCCGCACGCGCGCGGCACCCTGGCCTGCACCACCCTCTGCCTGCGCTGGCGCAGCGGCAGACTCAGCAGCCTGGAACACGTCGGCCAGCTCGGTGACGGCCAGCAGGCCTGTCAGTGCGCTGAGCTGCACCTGCCCGGTGGCGGCCAGTGCGTCTGCCTGTTCAGCGGCATCCAGCACCCCAGTGAGCAGGCTGAATTGCACCTGCCCGGCTGCGGCAACAGCGTCTGCCTGCTCGGTAAGCTCAAGCAGGCCAGTGACCGCCGGGCTGATGACAGCGCCCTGCAGATCGACCGCATCGGCAGACTCGGTGAGCACCAGGCTGCCGCCACTGGCCACCGCACCGAGCAGCGCGCCTGCATCTTCCTGCTCAGTGACACCCAGCGAGCCGGTCGCGCGCACCGCGCCGGCCATGGCCACAACCTCTGCAGCCTCTGTGACGCTGAGCAGACCAGAGACGCGAACCGCGCCCGCGATGGCCGCTGTGTCACCTTGCTCGGTGGTGCTGAAGGTGCCAGTGACAGGCCCCGCTCCGCCGCTGACGCTGCCGACGGCCGCTGCGGCGTCCTGCGCCTCCGTGAGTGCCAGGCTGCCGCTGAGTGCCGCCAAGCCAAAGAAAGCGCTTGTGAACAGCGATGCCGAGGCACCGTCATTCAGGGGCGCGGCTGTACGCGGTTTGCGAACGTAGGGGCTGCGCAGCGGGAGCGCCATACGCTACCCGTGGGCGATCTTGCCCTGGCCGCGTACGGTGCCGGTGCTGGTGGTGCTGCAGATCATGACCATCTGCAGGCAGGAATCGTTGGGGATGATGGGCAGGCCGAGCTGGGCCCAGTCGAATTGCTCGGCCTTGTTGGCCACGTTGGCATTGACCACGGTGCGCGGCCGGGTGGCCGTGAAGCCGAAGCTGCCGGCCGCACCGGTGGTGGCCGACAGGGTGACGCTGTTGACGCCGCGAATGAACCGGCCCGCGACAGCAGACACCAGCGGATACAGGCGGCCAGCGCGCGGCGTGGCGCCCAGGGCGATGGCTGCGAGGTTGCCGGTGGAGGCGTCATCGTAGGTGACGTTGACGGTGGCGTTGACGCCGGTAAAGCCGAGGTCGGTGTAAATCTCAAGCCACCACTGCACCTCGCTGTAGTTGGCATGGCCACGCCGGCCTGCCGGCAGGCCACCGCCCAGCGTGGACAGATCGATGCCGACGGTTTGGGCGGTGGTGACGGTACCGCTCAGGCCACCCATGTGCGCCAGGCGGTCATGCACTTCGACGCCGGTGGCTGCGTTGCCGGTGGTGAGGGTTTGCCAGGCGTAGTAGCTGGCTGCCGGAGCGGTCTGGTTGTCGAAGCCCATGGCGCCGGTGAGCCCCTTGGTGCACAGCGCGGCCGCGCCCGGGATGGCGCCTTGGCCAGGTACGCCTGTGGCGCGCCACAGACTGAACACCTGACCGGCCGCCGCGTTGGCGAGGCTGGCCTTGTCCCAGACGATGCGGCTGGAGTTATTGGCCAGCGCGTCGAGCAGCTGGTCGAGGGTAGTGATGCTCATGGTTCAGGCAGCGTGCGTGATGGACGCGGAGGTGATTTCCACCGTTTGGCCGGTGGAGATGCTGACGCTGTTGAGCTGGATGTCGCCACCGCCGCCGGTGGCGGTGACGGTGAGGCCGGTGACGATGTCGTTGCCGCTGCTGTCGCGGATGCGGGCGGCGGCGGCGGTGCCGGTGGCGTTGGCGCTGGTATCTGAGCGCGGCATGCCGCTGAACGTGAGCACGCCGGAGGCCACAGTGCCGCAGGGATCTGCAAGCGTGATATCGGCCAGCACCACGGCCATGCCGGCGGTACCGATCTGCAGCACGCCCGGGCCGGTGCCGCTGTCGATGTCATCGCGCACGGCGGTCATGCGGGTGTTCTTGAGCGTGGTGCGGTAGCTGGCGGGCATGGCGGCTTACTCCTGAGTGGCTTGAGTGGCAGCGCGCTCAAGCGCGGCTTGGGCCTGCGCCACTTCGTCGGGGGTCATGGGCACCTGCACGGTGCCGCGGATGAGGTGGGTATCGGGGTCGCGATCAGCCACGGTGCGCATTGGCGTGGTGGCATGCGTGTGGCTGTGCTGGTGGTGCGCCACGTTGACCACCGGCGCGGGGGCCTCACGCACGCAGGTGGCCAGCGCGTCGATGGATGCGCGAAGCGCCGCGGCGGCCACGGCCTCACCGCGCGCCTCTGCGGCGGCGGCCTCAGCCTGCAGGCGGGCAAGCTCGCGCTGCTCTGCAGCCGCCACTTCAGCGTTGAGCCGCTCGATCTCGCGCTGCAGCGCATGCTGCTGAGCCTGCAGCGCCACCTGCTGCGCACGGCTTTCTGCCTGCGCAGCAGTGGCGGCGGGATCTGTGGGGCCGAACTTCCAGGCCATCATGTGCTGCAGCCAGCCGCTTTGCTCCATGGCCTGCAGGTTGGCGGCGGCCTGTGTGTTGACCTGGGCAAAGCTGTAGCCGCGTTTGCGCAGCTTTTCCTCATGACTGGCCAGACCGCCGAAGATCTCATCGAGGTCTGCGCGGACTTCCTTTTCGGGGTCCACGTAGTCCCATTTGGGGGTGGACCAGTCCACGGCGTAGTCGGCGCTGCGGACGATGCCGGCCAGCACGCAAGCGTCCACGAACGCGCGCCAGATGGGCTCACACAGCCGGGGCACGACACACTGCCACTGGTGCTGCTCGATGTTGCGGCGGAACTCGATCAGCGCCACGCGGGCGCTGCTGTAGTTCACGCCGGTCATGTCGCCCGTGAGCTGCTCATAGGTGACGCCGATGCCGGCGGCCACGGCATGGAGCTGGGTGCGCAGGTACTCGTTGAAGCCAGGCGCGGCCTTGGGCTCCACCACGGTGATGCTGCCGCCGGGCGGCAAGCCCATGACGCTGCCGCTGGGCAGGCTGCCCAGCTCACCGGTGCGCGCCGCGGTGGATGCGGCACCCGCCTGGCTGCCGCCTGCATCGATGGCGAGGTCTTCAGGCTCGCCGGTGACCAGCACGGACAAGCGGGTTTCGAGGTTCTTGCGGGCGAGCTCGGCGTCTTCCAGCACCATGAGGTCGCGCGTGCGGACAATGACGCTGGCCAGATCTGTGACGCCCCGGCCCTGCCCCGGGCGGTCTGCCCGGTAGTAGTGCAGCACGCTGGCAGCGGGCACAAAGCGGCTGCCGGCGATGCGGCCGCGCAGGGTGACCAGCTCACCGGGGTGCTGGTCGTAGAGCCAATAACCCACCACGCGGCCCAGCGGGTTGTACTGGATGCCGTTGATGATGGTGTCTGCCCCGGCCATTTCATTCTTGGCGCTGTCCAGCCAGTCGATTTCCAGCACCTGCAGCTGCAGGGGCACGCGCAGGCCGTCTGTGGTGCGGCGCGGGCGCAGGCGCACGAGCACCTCACCGTCGCGGCTGCGGGTGCGCTCGCACAGGGTTTGCAGGCCGTAGAGGTTGTTGCGGCCGTCTGCGTCGCACTGCGCGACGAACTGCTCCCAGGCGGCATCGAGCGCGGCACGGTCGCGCTCACTGGCGGCCATGCTTTTGGGCGTGATGCCGCTGCCCACGGTGTTGGCCACCTTGGCGCCAATGCCGCGGGCGATGTAGGGGTTGTTCTCTTCGAGGCTGCGGGCGCGGTGCCGCAGCTCTGCAGCACTGGCGCGGTGCTCTGTGTTGGCACTGGCGCCGGCGCGCTTTGGCCGCCAACCATCGAGCCGGCTGGCGCCTTCGTACCCACGCGCCAAGGTGCCCATGGCCAGGCGGGCACGCTGGCGGCGCAGCCCGCTGGCGGGGCTGACGTAGCTGACGAGGCGGTCCAGCAGGTTCATCATTCGCCCCGGTGGGTGCTGAAGGTGAACCGATACGCAGCCCGGCGCGGCGTGCCCACGCTTTTGGCAATGACGGACTGGACGTGGTCACGCGCGGCCTTGAGCTCTTCGATAGACCGGTACTTGACGGACTTGCCGTCGATGGTGACTTCCAGCTCAGCGCCTGCAATGGCAGTGTCGAGCCGGTCCAGGTCGGATTGAGTGAGGGCCATGCCAGCCAGTGTGGCGGGCGGGGTGTCTCAAAGTCAGAGAAAGTGAGACGGTTTTTATCGGGTTCGAATGCCCGCAAAAACCCGCCCACCCTCAGCGGTTGAGCAGCACGCCGGATAAAGCAGACCGTGCAAGCTGTTGAAGCCGCAGGCCACATGCACTCGGTTGCATTCTGGGCACATCCACGCATGGTGGGACCACCATGACTCACCAGGCACCGGCTTGCCCGCCGGCCAGTGTTCTCGGTAGGTGTAGGTGTCGTTGAACACTTTGGCGATCGCGGCACGCGCCGCAGCACCCGTGCGCTGCTGAATGCGCTGCTTGATGGGCTCACGCAGATCTTGAGGTGTGAAGATGAGCGCGATGCGCTCACGTAGCGTTGCAGACATCAGCGCTCCCCTGCCGTCTTGACCATGCGGTACACGGTGGACCGCCCGATCTTTAGGCGGCGGGCAATCTCGGTGGCGTTGCGGCCGTTGAACATGCGGCGCACCTGGGCGACGCGGTCGCCGCGATCGCGGGTGGTCTGCTTGGCCACGTAGACGGTGTCGCCACCGAACTCTTGGCGAAGGCGCTGCTCGACGGCGGCCAGGGTGGCGGCATCGAGCTCTGGCCGCTCTTGGCCAATGAAGGCAACCATGCGGGCCACGAGGTCAGGCTCAGGCACAAATTGAGGGCGCACCACGCCCGGCGCCGCGCTGGCCGTTTTTGATTTGTGCTGCACCACGGCAGCAGGCTGCTCCGACTGTGCACTGCGGATCTCTGCAGATTGATGGGCCACAGCGCCACTGGCCGAAAGCGGCGCAACGCTGCTCGGCTGCATGGGCTGTGGGGGTTTGTTTTGCTGGGCCATGGGCTTAGAGGTCTCGGTTGCGGATGCCGGGCCAGCGGCTGGTGCGGGGGCTGGCAGGCGACGGTTGGCGGGCGGGCGCGGGGCTGGGCTGAGCATGGGCAGGGGCCTCTGCGGTGGGGGTGGCAGGCGGGGTGATGGCAGAGCCGCTGGATGGGGCAGCGGCTGGATCTGGCGCAGCGGCAGGCTGGGCAAAGAGGTCTGGCGTGGCGCTCTGGCCGCTGCGCAGGGCAAGGCGGTCCCAGTCGGGCGCACGCCAGCGGTTGATGCCCAGAAACACGGCCAGGGCGTAGGCGTAGACAAAGCAGTCGAGCGCCTCATTGCGGCGGCCCGGGGGCTTGACCCATTCGAGCTTGGCGTGGCCCTTGACGTAGCGGGTGACCAGGCGCTCTGCCGTGAGCTGGTCGAACTCTTCGGCCGGCACGGCCTGGGTGAGGTGGACGTAGCCGGGGCCGGGCTTGTCCAGACGCATGCGGCCGTAGAGCAAGGCCTTGATGGTGTCCACACCCACGGCCCAGAGCTTGACGCCGCCGCGCTTGATGGCTTGGCCCCGGTGGTTGATGTCCACATTGGTGGGCTTGCCCAGCGCGGGGCGACCGCTGCCGCCCACGCCCTTGATGGCGAGCACGTTGCGGTGCTGCATGGCGCGGGCGAACTCATACACCTGGCGGGTGTGGTGGCCGCCGCTGTCTACGGCGCAGCCCATGACGGGCATGTCGATGCCGTTGGCGTGCTTGATGGGGGTGAGGATGCGCTCGCGCAGGATGTTCCAAGGCGAGCCTTCTTGGCCCAGGGGCAGCGCGGGGTCGCCATAGATGACCTCACGGTCCACGAGCCAGCTCTCTTCGCCACGGCCAAAGCCCCAGACGCGGTACTCGAGGCGGTCGCCTTGCACGTCTGCGCCCATGCACAGGGCCAGCGCGCCCCAGGGCACGGTGCGCAGGGGGTAGGTCTCTGCGCGGCGGGCCAGCTCGTGGCCGGCCACGCGGTCGCCCTGCTCTTCGAAGGTTTCGGCCAGGCGAGTGTTGATGAAGGCGCGCAGCTTGGAAACATCGCCCTGGCGCGCGGCGTCCATGGCGGCGCACCACTCTCGCACCAGCTCGCGCCAGCTGAGCCAGCCCAGGGGGCTGTAGAGGCTGCTGAGGTGGAAGCCGCGCACTCGGCCGGCCTGGGCGCCAGGGTTGTGCGCTACCCACTGGCCACCGGCCAGCATGGCGGGCTTGTGGTGTTCGTGCACGATGCAGCCGTTGGCCTTGCAGACGTAGTGCACGGTGTCCAGCCGCGGGGCGCCGGATTCGTCGCGGTCCCACTTGATGCCGTGGGCTTGGTCTGCGCCCCACTCAAGGCGCTGGGCTTCACCGCAGTGCGGGCAGTGGACGTGGAAGTAGCAGCGGTCTGAGGCCTCGAAGGCGGACTCGATGCGGCTGAAGCCCTTGGTGGTGGGCGTGCTGGTCTTGACGCGCTTGCGGCGGGCGAATGTGGACTGCCGCGCTTCGGCCAGGGTGACGGGGTCGCCTTCTCCGTCTACATCGATGGGGTACGCGTCGATCTCATCGAGCGCGAGGTCGCGCACGGGCATGGAGCGCAGACCGGCAGCGCTGTTGGCGCCGGCCAGCGCGAGGAAGCCGCCGGGGTATTCCTTCAGCAGGGTGGTGTTGGCATCGTCGCGGCTGCGGTTCTCACGCACCTTGCGGCGCAGCGCGGGGCTTTCCTCGATCATGGGGGTGAGGCGTTGGCGGCTGTAGCGCTTGGCCATGTCGATGGTGGGCTGCACCACCATCATGGGGCCGGGGCTGACATCGACCAGGTACGCCACCCAGTTGCTCAGGATGGTGGTCTTGGAGGTCTGCGCGCCCCACATCAGGACGACCTCTTCCACGGTGGACGTGGCAGAAAGGCAGTCCTGCGGCTCGCGCGCGTAGGGCGTGCGGGCCACGCGGTACGGGCCGGGCTCGGCACTGTCTTTGCCGCTGAGCACGCGGTTGCGCTCTGCCCACTCGGTAACGGTGAGCCGCGGCGGCGGGGCCATGAACTCGGCAATGAGCTCACGCACCAGCGAGGCTGGGCAGGCCAGGCCAACGGTGGCGTCACGTGCCACCATGATCCCCCGCCGTGGTGAATGCGTGCAGGGCCGCGTGCAGCTCTGCGTCGATGAGCTGCTGGCAGCGGGCAATGTCGGGCTCAGCCGCCACGAGCGGCGCCAGGCGCGCGCCCACCTGCAGCAGGCTGTCTTTGAATGCGCTCAGCTGGCTGGCCAGCTCGGCACGCACTTGGGCCTTGTCTACCAAGTCGCCCTTCAGCTTGAGCAGCGACAGCTCGGCCATCTCGGCCTCAGCGGCTTCGCGACGGGCGCGGGACTGCAGGTAGTCATCGGGCTTGGCATCACCGCCCTGCCCCGCATCGCCCTTGGCTGCAGGCGCTGGCGCCAAGCCGGCCAGCTGCGCGCCTTTCTCGGTGGCGGGCTTGCTGTCGGCACGCGCCCGGGTGTTCGCAGCCCACTGGATGTCTGCCACCACGGGGTCGATCTTGCCCTCGATGAGCGAGATGCGCCCATCCTGCACGGCGCGAGTCACCGCGGCCGGGTCACACCCCCGCCGCCGCGCGTACTCTGCTTTGCTGATCAGCTCCCTGCTCATTGACTTACCACCACCCCTTGAGTGATTCCTTGACTTTTCCCCCACCCACCCACTAGCGCTTTTTCGCGGTCGATTCGCACCCGCGCTGTAGGCCTTGGGAAGGACCCGCGCGTCGTCATGGCGTGAACACCCCAGCCTTCTTGGCGTAGAACGCCAGCTCGCGCTCGAAGACGCGCGGGAAGATGTCCTCGATGGCTGCCACCACCGCTGCGTTGATGCGCTTGGCGTTGAACATCTGCCCCACGTCGATGGTGCTGACTGGCTTGAGCTGGTCATCGTGCTGGCCACCCCACTTGCGGGGCTTCGTGGTCATCTCGGTGCCCGGCAGTCTGAAGAACACCGTGCGCCCGGCATTGGCAATGAACGCACCGCGCAGCAGCTTGCGCCCGCCGGCCTTGCGAATGCGCACACTCACCCCCTGCGCCGTCTGGCGCGCGGTGAAGCGAATCACGTTCAGTGACCTGCCCCGGCCTGGCGTGACGTACAGCGCCGCTTCAATGCTGCGCCTGCTGCCATAGATGAACGCCCGCTTGATCTTCAGCCGCTCGCGCACGCTGCGCGCGTCGATCGCATACTCGGCACGGATCTCCCGACTCATGCGCGTGCGCGCCTGCTCGATGGTCCGGTTCAGCGCCCGCACCGTGGCCTTGTCGGCAATGTCCGTGCCGAACTGGCGCAGCGCCTTGGCTACCTGCGGGAAGTTGGTGTCGATGCTGATCTGCATCAGCCGCGCCCCTTGGCACGCCACATGCCGCCGCGCTTGATGAAAGCACGCACGAACTCGACATCTGCCTTGATCGCCTCAGGGTCAGGCGGTGGCGCCTCAGGCTCTTTGCTGCAGCCGGTCACCTCGTCGGCTCGCAGCCCCTTGGCCTGCTCCACGCGCGCCCGCTGCACCTTGGCCTGCTTGATGAACTTGTCCACGTAGTCACCATTCCTGAAGATCAGCGTCAGGCTGTCATAGACCATGCCCGTCTCGTTCTCACCCTGGTGGAACGGGCTCAGCGCATTGCCCTCGATGGCCAGGCACAGATCGGCCACCGTGTAGCCATCGCGCAGCCGCGCCAGGATTACCGCCTCACGCTTGGCATCCAGCCGCGCCCGCTCATGCTCGAGCACCACGCACCAGTGCCGGAACACCGCCGCCACCTGCGCCGCCCGCCCCGCATCTTTCTGAGTGGCCAGCGGCGCGGCCTTTTGCACATCGGCGTCCATCGCACTGCGCAACTTCAACACTTGGCCCATCTTCTCGTTCTCTCCATCACTCTCATGCAGAGGTCACTTCGCTTCGCGGTGAGACCCGAGCAAGCTGCAAAGCACCCCTTACCCATGCGGGCAAAAAGGCGATGCAGCTGCAACGTTTCGCCCCTGGAGCCGACCGTCGCTGTCCTGCCCTGCAGACCCCGTGACCCGCTGCAGGTTGGCCAGACTGTCCAGTTGGGGTCACGCCCAACCCTTGCGCGCTCTAGCCTTTCGCACCACGCTGCCCCCTGCAATCCGGTGTGGGGCACATCAGCCAGCGGGCCACCGCGTATCGAGCCGCCACTCCCGCTGGGTTCAATGCGCTATGGCATGCCAGCCCCCGTCAGTGGATCCACACGCGAGTGCTTCCAGGCCGTGGTGAGGCTTACGCCCAGGGCCTTGGCAATGTCCTTCAGCGGATGGCCTGCGCGGCGCATCTGCACCGCCTGCAAGCGCTTCTCGGCCGGGGCACGGCGCGGGGCCGCAGCAGCACGGCACACCGCCGCCAGGCGCACCAGGTCGCGCGTGCGGCCGTTGCTGCTGGCTACCTCTGCCTTGGTGCGCAGCTGCAGGTGTGCCGAGTTGCAGCATGCGGGCTCACCGCAGGCTGGGCTCAGCACCCAGCCCTTGGCCGGCAGCTGCTTGCCCGCCAGCAGCCACGCGGCTTGGCGCGACGTGACCGCCGTGCGCTTGCCGTCCTTCTTGGCTGCAATGATTCCCGCGCCACTGCTGTGCATGCCCTGCGCCCAGAGCCAACAGCCCTGCAGCCCATCAGGCAAAGCGCATCGCGCGCGCAAAGCCGCCAAGGTGCGGCAGTTGCTGGGCAGCGTGTAGGCGCAGGCTGGCCACGCCGGGGGCTCATACCCCATGCGTGCCATGCGGTGCGCAGTGCGCAGCTCGGCTGCGTTGATGGCAATGCCTGCGGGGCCGCTCATTTATGCAGCCGCCCCGTCAGCAGGTCAGCCATCAGGCGCACCTGCTCTTCGGCCTTGTTGGCCCGCTCGCGCTCGAGCAGGATCTGGCGCTGGTACTCGTTGAGCTTCGGCTGCAGCTCATACCCTTGCTGGCTGGCCAGCCACAGCAGCGGCACCTCATTGCCACAGACCGCCATGAAGGTCTGCAGCTTGTCCTGCGGAAAGTGCGCGTCACCCGACTTGATGCGCGCCCACTGCGCCTTGTCCAGCTTGAGCGCCGCGGCCACTTCCTTGTCTGCCAGGCCACTGAGCTGCTGGCACAGCAGCAGCGCCGACGTGAACGTGGGCTGCCGGTCCACCAGCGTGGCGTCCACCGGCACCATGTCCGGCTTCAGGGGTAGATCAACCTGCGTCATGCTTGTTGACTCGTGTTGACGGTCGCCCACGGCCAACAATGAAGCCATGAACCGACTCAGAAGAAAAAAGCCCCGGGCAGCTAGCCTTGCCGGTGCAACCCACACCACCGAAAGGCACGCCCATGACCGACGAACAGAGCCATCTGCTCAATGCACTGGAGATCCGACTGACCGCCATGGAGACCGTGGTCGCCCTGCTGCTCAAACACCACCCCAACCCCGCTGTGCGCACCATGGTCACTGGCCTGCTTCAGGACTGGCTTGCGGAGTGGCGCAGCACGGGAGCGCCCCATCAGGACCTGAAGGCGCTGGGCACATTGGCGGAACTGCTGTCAGGACTCGGCGCGGATACCACACCCCCAACCTCATGAGAACGCGCTTCACCGCGTCCACCTCGGCACGCACGTTTGCGGGAAGGGGCTCAGCCATGCAACACCTCAGGCAGTGGGAAAGAAAAAAGCCCCGGGCAACCGAAGCCGCCCAGGGCAAAGCTCGCGCACACCGGCTCAGGGAGGGGACCGGCGCTACTCATCACGCGAGAGGAGACATTCATGGCTCAGGCCGCCTGCGCTGGCGCAGCACAGGGCTGCGCTTGGGGGGCGGGCAGATGCGGCGCAATCGCGTCCAGCGTGCTGCCACGCGGGTCTGGCGTTTGGCCATACTTGATCTTGGTGAGCGTCGGCAGCGGCACACCGCTGGCTTCAGCCAGGCGCTGCAGCTCTGTGGCTGTGCACTGCCGTACTCGTTCAATGACTAGCTGGTTCGTGCTCATACCCGAATTCTTACCGAATTCGGAAAATCAATCAACCACACTCGGTAAACCGAACTCGGTAGCCTGCCGCCATGGGTAGCAGCGATCCTATTGAGTCCGTGCTCTGGGCCAACGTCTTGGCCCTGATGACGCACCACTACGGCAAAGAGCACCTCTCCAACCTGGCCAAGAAAGCCAAGATTGGGCTGGCCACGATCGGCCGCATCAAAAAACAGGAAACAAGCGTGGGCGTGGAGGTCATTGACAAGATTGCTCGCGCCTACGATTTACAGGCGTGGCAATTATTGACCCCAGGGTTTGACCCCGCCAACCCGCCAGTCCTCAGGCCATTGTCTGCGGCTGAGGTACGCCTGTACGAGCGACTACGGCTTGCCGCCGAAGAAATCGCAGCCTACAGCGTCACGAAAGCCACCTAATCCAAAGCTGGCTCAGCGCTCTGCCTCAATCTTTGCTTGAGCGGCGTTGAGCGCCTCTTCAAGCCTGTCTTGGCGCTGCTTGTAGGTCAAGCGCGTGTCATCGCTCTTGACCATGCGCCCCTGTAGCGCCGACACCCCGGCCGCATAAAAGGCATTCACTGCGCTACGCAACTGCGGTTTGCGCGCGGCCTTCTGCGCCGCTGGCAGTGCCTTCTTCATGGCATCAAGCCCCTCGCCGACACACTGGCTCAGCTTTGCCGTGCTGGCACCAACTTCGAGCACCAGCCTTGACTCCAGCTCGCACATCAAAAGGCTGAATCGCGCGTTACCTACAAGCTCGTCGATCGGGTGGCGAGGCTTTTCTTGCTGGCCTGCCGCCGAAGCCACGAAGAACGCGATGAGTGCAACGAATAGCCAGCGCATGACAACTCCAACAAGACACGCTTAATAGTTGCACGGCAAGACCGCGGACACAAATTTACCGAATCCGGTTGACATGCTTACCGTATTCGGTAATTATGCGGGACATGGAGGTCACACCCATGTCCAGCAGATACCGAATCCCCTACATCCCCAGCGGCCAGGCGCAGCAGCCCACCCTGGCTGAGCTGCTGCCCTTCGTACAGCTGCACGCCCAAAGCGCGGCCGATGCGCAGGCCCTGGCCTACCGCGTCACCGGCTGCTGCGTCCTCGAGCCCGTGCGGCTTGAAGGCGGTGCAGCGTGAACGCCACCGCAAGCATCACCGTGGCGGGCTGGACGCTGAGCCTGTCTGCCCAAGCCGACGCTGCAGCTGTATGGCCGCCCCAAGCAGGGACGCCGTCCGAGACACCAGCGCCAGGTATTGCCGACGCTGCACAGGCCCAAGCTGCTGCCCCGCTTCTAAGGGCAACGAGTCAGACGCTGCTTTCAGTGCTGCCACAGCTGCTGACAGATCTGGGTGAGGTTGCATGTGTAGGCCTCCAGGCGCAGGTTGAAGAACTGCCGAGCGTTGCGCATCAAGGCGCCGCTGGCAAGGCGCAGCAGGCCGGGGCTGAAGAAACCACTGCTGATCGCCAGCCCGCAGCCAAGGACTTTCATATCGCCACTTGGCGAGGGCTGACCGGCCTGAGCAGCCCACCTGAGATCGGCCTGAGCTTTGACGTTCAGGGGCGCGAGCCGGTGCGGCTGCAAATGACGCGCACCGACGCATCCGATCTGGCTGCCGCCATTGTTGCGAGCAACCACGAAAGCATTGGGGGTGTACGTGCAAGGCGGTGCCGCATGACCCCGCGCACCCCCGCCTGCCCCCTCACCCGCGCCGCCCTCGCCTGCGCCTGGTGCATTGCCGCGCTGGCCACGTTCATGCTGGCGCTGCTCATCAGCACCGCGCCCGCTGCCGCCGGCACCGAGCCCGCGCCCACTCCGGCGGCTAACAGCAAGCCGCAGCTCGACCTGGCGCTCCACACCGGCAGCTATCACTTCGACCGCGCCCAGCGCTTTGAGGAATTCAACCCCGGCGCCGCGCTGCGCCTGCGCACCGCCGGTGGGTACTGGCAGGCCGGGGCGTACCGCAACAGCATTGGCCGCACCACCGGCTACATCGCGCGCGGCATCACCGTGGCCCAGTGGCCGACTGCTTCCGGGGCAGTGCAGGCCAGCGTCTTTGCAGGCGTGGGCAGCGGCTATGCCGTGCGGGTTGCTGAGCGCCGCGTGTTCTTCAAGACCCCCGCCCCGCCCTGCCTGGACCCGAAGGGCTGCCCGGAATGGCCGCTGGCCAGTGACCTGGTGCGCGTGTACGAGCCCCGCACCCAGAACGGCGGCTTGAGCCCCTTGGCCGGCGCCGCCTTGAGCTGGGACACCGGCCCCATGGCCCTGCACCTCGTGGCCACGCCCACCTTCCGCACCGGCGGGCAAACGCGCAACTACGGCGCGCTGGCCCTGCTCGTGTCTTTTCCCCTTGGTCGATAGGAGCCCACCGCCATGCGCCCCGCCTTCCTGCCCCGCCAGATCTCGGCTGCAACCAGTAAGCAAGCCTTACACGTTGCCCCGGCCAAGCCGCCCATTCAGCAGCGCATTCACAACGCGCTGGACCGCGCCAGCCTGCGCGCCACCACCCTGGTGGTGCAGCCCGCCGGCCTCACCGACGTGGAGTGCATCCACGCCCACCTGGCCGCCGAGGCCGACTTCATCACCGCCCCCACCGCCGCCCGCCGCTTTGCCGCCAGCCGCGACATGGCCCGCTGGGCCGCAGAGCTCAAGCAGCGCGGGCTCGACGTGCAGCGCCACACCCGTGAGCAGCTCACCGCCCTGGCAGACAGCGCCTGCCCGCCCTGCACCGGCCAGTGCGACAGCAGCCGCGCCTGCCCGCGCACGCTGGCCAGCAAAGCCCCCGCCAGCGATGACGTGGTGCCCGCCATCACCGAAGGCTGGTTTGCCGCCGGCCTGTATGCCGTCATCGCCACCGTGGCGATTCTGGTGGCCAATGGGGTGATCAAGCTGTGACTAAACAGATTGTTCAGCCTACCAAACGGCAAGAGCAGCTCTTGAACCAAGAGCATTTTTTTGCGCGGCTTGGCCAAGAAAGATACGAATTAGCACTCGCGCGCTGTCGGGAAAAAACTCTGCGCTTGGAGATGGAGCTAGAGAAGCTGCGCGTTGAACTGGAATTCGTGACATGCCATGCAGAGGCGCTCGAATGCGTAGAGGGCAAATCACCATGGATCAGTTACATGCAAGCGCGAGCAGCCGGCAACCAAGTGGCATTGGTTGCCCTGGCTGCTTTTGCCGGCATGCGCGCAAGAAGAGCTCGCCGCGCGCACCGCTTAGCCGTTCGCTTCAAGGACTGGCTGCTATGAGCCGCCTAGGCCCCATCCCCAGCGAGCCCAAGCGCTGGCGCGTCGATGCCATCGGCCACCCCTGCCACGGCGCCACCGGCATCGAGGTCAGCCGCCACCTCACGGAGCGCGGACACGCGCGCGTCACGCTCAACATGGAGCGCGCAGACGGCACCGCGTGGCCCTTCCCGCTGGCCGTCACGCTCGACGCGCACCAGCTGCGCGCCGTGCGCCCCGCGCAGAGCGCCACCCAGCGCGACATTGAACGCCGCAACGCCTGGCTCAACACCTTGGCCGATGCACTGCTATGAGCGCCGGCACCCACCCCCAGCCCGATGAGCCCAACCCCGTGCTCACGCCAGAGCAGCAGGCCGCGGCCGTGCGCCGGCTCGAAGCCAAGCTGCTGCGCGCCATGCGCAACCAGCAGCAGAAAGCCACCGAGCTGCACGCCGCTAGCGAAGACCTTGAGCGCGTGGCCGGCAACGTGCTCAAGGCACTGGCCCGCGCCACCAAGCTCACCAAGTACCCCCGGCGCGATGCCCGCATGCGCCAGGCAGGAGATTGACCCCATGACAGACCACAAACAGCCTTGGCCCTTTGGGCAAGGCCAGAAAGCACCCAGCCCCATGGCCGCCACCCTGCAGAGGGTGGCCGCCGCCAGCCAGCAGCACGCCTTCGACGCGACCGCAGCGCGCGACCACTTCAACGAGGCCGACGAAGCGCAGAGCGTGGAGTGGTTCATCGAAGCCCAGCGCGACGGTGAGCTGCTCTTTCTCGAGCACTTCAGCCACGAAGACCTGCACCGCCACCTGCCCATCGGCCACCAGACTGCGCGCTGGAGCTTTCACACCGAACGCCGCTTCGCGCACCGCATCCCCGGCACCCGCCGCGCCCACGCCATTGCCGAATTCCTGCGCGCCATGCACCCCGGCTGGTCCGTGCGCGTCACCACCACCGGAGGCATCTGAGCCATGCCCGCAACCACCCGCACCCTCAGCCCCACCCAGCCGCAGCGCGCCTTCGTCATCCGCCCGCTGCACCAGGCCTGCTACCGCGCCCTCATCAACGGCGGCGCCATGACCATTGGCGACGTACAGCGCAGCCTCACGGGCCCGCTGGCCCGGCTCGACTACGGCACCGTCCAGAGCGCGCTTGAAACCCTCACCCGCCGCGGCTTTGCACGGCGCGAGAGCACCCGCAGCAACGCCGGCACCGTGCGCCGCAGCGTCAGCTTCACCGCCCGGCTCGACCGCATGAGCGACATCTTGAACGTGGCCGGCACCGCCCCGCGCGAAGGCAGCGCAGAAGCCCGCGCCCGCCTGCTGGACGTGCATGCCCTCGCCTTCGACCCGCGCCGCGCCGCCGCCCACCGCCACAGCCGCACCCTGGCCCAAGCCGCCCGCCGCCCCGGCAGCATGACCTTCATGAGCTGGCCCAGCCGCGCCGGCAGCGAACGCCGCTGGCCCGACGGCCAAGGCGGCTGGACCGACCGAGAGCCTGCGGGCAAGGGGGCTGCGTGAGCCAAAACACCAGCCGCACTGCGCCGTGCAAAGGCATGAGCGCAGCCGTCATCCCGGAGCTGAAAGCCGCTTTTGAGCCCCTGTGTGGCGCCTGCACGTGGTACGCGCCTTGGCACCCCGAAGCCAAAAACCCGGGCTCGGCAAACGCGCGCGCCCGCTTCTTGGGCGACGGCAAAGTCGGTGACCCAGTGTGCGATGACCACCACCGCGGCGTACCGCCCGTGCAGCCACGCGCCACCACCATCTCGGCTGAGCAGATCGGCCGCACCCTGCCCATCACCGCCGCCGCACCCGCCGCGCAGCCCACCCACACCCACCAGGTGGGCGGCACCCACTACACCAGCAAAGCCATCCAACCCTGGGACGCCATGCGCGCCTGGATGACCCGCGACCAGTTCATCGGCTTCTTGGCCGGCAACGTCATCAAGTACATGGCCCGCCACCAGGACAAGAACGGCCTCGAGGATCTGAAGAAAGCCCGCCACTACCTGGACAAGCTCATCGAAGAGCTGAGCAGCAGCGGGGGCGGCAAGGCATGAAAGAGCGCCCCATCCTGTTCAGCGCGCCGATGGTGCGCGCAATCCTTGAAGGCCGGAAGACGCAGACGCGGCGCGTCGCAAAACAGACTGCGAACGGCCACCTGAAGCAGCTTGGCGGCCATCGTCGCTGGCATCCGGCCGATCCAGAAGCGCGTTTGGCTAGCCCCTACGGCCAGCCCGGCGATCGGCTTTGGGTGCGCGAGGCGTGGGCCTACTACGGTGGTGACGAGTACCTGTATCAGCAACAAAATGAGTGCGTCTGGTATCGCGCCCACGACATCGGCGATCCCGTCCCGGGTGTCCGCTGGCGCCCCAGCATCCACATGCCCCGCTGGGCCAGCCGCATAACGCTGGAAGTGACCGGCGTGCGCGTCGAGCGGCTGCAGGATATCAGCGAGGCGGATGCCGTTGCGGAGGGCATTGAAGCGCCGCCGCCGGCCGACCCCGTAGACATGCCGGTGTGGCGATACCGCCAGCTCTGGGGGGCGATCAACGGCCCCAAAAGCTGGCAAGCCAACCCCTGGGTCTGGGTGGTCGAGTTCAAGCGGGTGCAGCCATGACCCACCGCCAAAACCTCGCCCTCTGGGCCGCGACGATTGCCGCCGTGCTGTTTTTCGCCATCGTCTGGCAGAGCGTGCGCGCCAAAGACCGCGAGTGCACCGCGCGCGGCGGCGTGCTCGCGCGCAGCACCTTCGGCCACGTCTGCGTGCAGCCCGTGCCGCCGCAGCAGCCCACCCACCAACCCGCAGGCAAGCACAGAAAGGAGAGCGCTGATGCACGAGCCGTTTAGTCACGAAGACATGCAAGCCGCGTGGGCACGAGCCGCGCTTCAAGACCCAGACATTGCGGAAGCAAAGCGCCGCTGGGAACTGTGCAGGCTGGCTGCTGTGGCCATGGGCTGGCTGCCGGCCTACCAAACCATGGGCGGGTATTGGCTGGTCTATCTGGACCACAACAAGGTGACCCATGCTTGGGACCCGCTGGTGCACTACCACGACCAAATGCTCATGCGAGACCACCTCAAGATCAACATGCGCTTTTTGCCGAACACCAACGAGTGGCAGGCCTCAATCTCTGGTGAAGATGGGATTGAAAGTTGTCGCTGGCATGCCAGCATGGCCGCGCTTGAAGTGGCCGCCGAACTCGGCCGCCGTGCAGAACAGCGGAAGCCCGCCCCATGACCCGCCCGCGCATGCACATCAACCGCCCCAAGGAAGTGTTTGAGCCGCAGGTGCGGCGCAAGTATCAGCGCTTCTGGCAGAACGCCAGCACCGACGGCCAGCCCTGCGCGCTGCTGTCTTCCGCCATTCTTGAAGCGGTGCGCCGGCAAAGCGGCTACCCAATCAAGCACGCCCGCGTCTTGGCCATCGACACCAGCGGGATGTATGACCCGCGCGTCGTTTGGGAGGCACAGCTCAAATGACCCGCCGCCGCTGGAACCCCGCACAGGGCGTGGCCGCCTTCATGCGCCTCACTGCCCCGAATGAGACCCTGAGCCCGGAGCAGACCCGCCGCTACCTGCTGGACGCCCATGCCGCCCTGCTGCGCTTCGAGCTGGGCCAGGCAGACCGCGCCGCGTTTGATGACCTCGCCATCTGCATCAACTGGGCCCTGCTGCTCGCAGAAGGCGGCTACGGCGCAGACCAGCAGCCCCAGATCAAAGACGCCCAAGCCCAGCGCTGGGGCTTCGACGGCCCCGGCCTCACCGCCATCAAGGAAGCCCTGCGCACCTTCGAGGCCCAGATCGAAGCCGCCACCACGCGCGACCTGCTCGCCGCCCTCACCGAAATCCGCCGGCGCATGGACGCGGGCATTGTGTACGAACTCGCATGCTGACCCCTCAACACATCCTGCCGCTGGCCGATGAGCTGGTGGTTGACCTGTTTGCCGGTGGTGGCGGTGCCAGCACCGGCATCGAGCAGGCTCTTGGCCGGCACGTGGACATTGCCATCAATCACGATCCGCAGGCCGTGAGCCTGCACGAGGCCAACCACCCCCAAACCCGCCACTTTGTGAGCGACGTGTTTGAGGTGGACCCGCTCACCGTCACGCAGGGGCGGCCCGTGGGCTTGCTCTGGGCCAGCCCAGACTGCAAGCACTTCAGCAAGGCCAAGGGCGGCAAGCCCGTCAGCAAGAAGATCCGCAGCCTGGCGTGGGTGGTGGTGAAGTGGGCCAAGCTGGTGAGCCCGCGCGTCATTCACCTGGAAAACGTCGAGGAATTCCAGACCTGGGGCCCGCTGGCCGCAGACGGCCGGCCCTGCCCACAGCGCAAGGGCCAGACCTTCAAGCGCTGGGTGAGCACCCTCAAGGGCCTGGGCTATGCCGTGGAGTGGCGCGAGCTGCGCGGCTGCGACTACGGCGCCCCCACCATCCGCAAGCGGCTGTTTCTGGTGGCGCGGCGCGACGGCCTGCCCATTGTGTGGCCACAGCCCACCCACGGCGCCCCAGACAGCCTGCCCGTGCGGCAAAAGAAGCTCAAGCCCTGGCGCACCGCGGCAGACTGCATTGACTGGAGCATCCCCGCGCCGTCCATCTTCGAGCGCCAGCGCCCGCTGGCCAATGCCACACTGCGGCGCATCGCCCACGGCATCAAGCGCTACGTGCTGGACGCCCCGCGGCCGTTCATTGTGCCCGTGACGCACCAGGGCGACGATCGCGTGCACGACAGCCGCGAACCCCTGCGCACCATCACCAGCGCCAAGCGGGGCGAGCTGGCGCTGGCCGTGCCCACCCTAGTGCAGACCGGCTACGGCGAACGCCCCGGGCAAGCACCGCGCGTGCCGGGTGTGGAGAAACCCCTGGGCACTGCCGTGGGCGGCCAGAAGCATGCGCTGGTCATGGCGTACTTGGCCAAGCACTTCGGCGGCCAGCCGCAGGACGGCAAGACCTGCACCAGCCTGGCGCGGCCGGCGCCCACCGTGACCGCGCGGGACCACAGCGCGCTGGTGACGTCGAACTTGGTGAAGCTGCGCGGCACCAGCAACAGCGCCAGCAGCGCACAGCCCCTGGGCACCGTGAGCGCCCAAGGCACTCACCACGCCGAAGTCCGCGCCCTGCTCATCAAGTACTACGGCACAGACCAAGACCCGCGCCTGAGCGAACCGCTGCACACCATCACCACCAAAGACCGCTTCGGGCTGGTGACCGTGGCCGGCGAGCCCTACCTCATTGCAGACATCGGCATGCGCATGCTGCAGCCCCGTGAGCTGTACCGCGCCCAGGGTTTCCCAGACAGCTACATCATCGACTGCGGCGCCGACGGCCGCGCCCTGCCCAAAGACGCCCAGGTGCGCATGTGCGGCAACAGCGTGTGCCCACCGCTGGCCCGGGCGCTGGTGGCCGCCAACTACACCGAGCGCCAGGCGCTGGGGGTGGCGGCATGATGGGCACACAGGTCAACAACATGACCGGCACAAACTCCACTTGGCTGGTTATCTCTGTCTTCACGGCGGGCAACACATTCAGCACAGGCGGCCAGCGAGACTCGTTCTTTTCCGGCAACAGCCCGTGGCAATGCGAACCCATCCCCGCGGCTCCACTCGGCCGGGCAAAGCGCCCAAGCAGCCCGCCACCCTGCCCCAAAGACCTGCGCGCCGCGCCGCAAACCGAGCCCCGCCCAGCCGCGCGCATCACGGCACCCCTGCGCCGAACACGCAAGCAGAAGCGGCGCCACTGGGTGCAGCAACTCCGCAGAGCACTCGCATGACCCACCCCGCCGTCCACCTCACCCCCGACAGTCTCATCGTCGGCCAAGGGCGGCTGGCTGAGCTGCTGGGCGTCGATCCAGCCACCATCGGCCAGGCCGAGCGCGAGCGCGGGCTGCCAAGCTATCGTTTGGGGCGCGAGCACACCTACATTTGGGGCGACGTGCTCACCTGGCTGCGCACCCAGCGCATCTACGCCGAACCCACCTCAAAGCCCGACCCATGCGCATCTTCCCCCGCGGTGCCAGCGGCACCCTCTGGCTTGACCACCAAATCGACGGCCAGCGCATTAGACGCAGCCTTGGCACCACAGACCGCGCGCAGGCGGAAGAGCTTGCCGCCAAGATTTCAAGCGATTACTGGCGGCAAAAGCGCCTTGGCGAGCGCGCCCGCCGCACCTGGGATGACGCCTGCCTAGCCTGGCTGCAGGCCCACGGCCACCTGCGCGACATCGAGGGCCGCAAAGACCACCTGCGCGTGGTGCAGCCCTTCATGACCGGCCGCGTGCTTGATGAGATTGACCGCGACACCCTGCGCACCTTGGCCGCGTGGCTGCAGAAGCCGCCAGCCAACCCACCCAAGGGATGGCGCCCCCGGTCTGCCGCCACCGTCAACCGCTACTTGGCCAGCATCATGGCCGTGCTGCACTACGCCCACAAGCAGGGCTGGTGCATGGGCGTGCCCGCCGTGGAAAAGCTGCCAGAGGCCTCACGCCGCACAGAATTCCTCACCCCAGACCAGGTGCAGCGCCTCATGGATGAGCTGCCAGAGCACCTGCAAGCGCCCGTGCGCTTTGCGCTGGCCACCGGCCTGCGCGATGCCAACATCCGCGGCCTGCAGTGGTCTCAGGTCGATCTGGGCCGCCGCGTGGCGTGGATCCATGCAGACCAGTTCAAGGGCGGCCGCAACCACACCGTACCCCTGAACGACGCCGCGCTCGAGGCCGTGGCCAGCCAGCGCGGCCAGCACCCCCGGTTTGTCTTCACCCACGGCGGCAAGCCCTTTGCCACCGGCTTCAACAACAACGCCTGGCAGCGCGCCTGCGTGGCTGCCGGCCTGGGCAAGACCCCGTTTCACCTGCTGCGCCACACCTGGGCCAGCTGGCACGTCATGAACGGCACCCCCCTGCCCGTGCTGCAGCAGCTCGGCGGCTGGGCCAGCCTCGACATGGTGCAGCGCTACGCCCACCTGGCGCCCGGGCACGTGGCCCAGTGGGCAGGCAATGCGTCAGCCGCATGGCACAACGGCGGCACAACCCCCCTCAAAAGCAATGCGGGTTTTGAGGCTGAATCGCCTGGAAACCCGCATGGATGCTTGGGGTGGCTTAGCGGGCTCGAACCGCCGACCCTCGGAATCACAAAACGTTCCGAGCAAAACACCGGGAAAAAGGTCTTGAATATCAATGACTTGCTGGCGTCGAAACGCCGCAAAGCCGCGTGAATGTGCCATATCTTGGCACAACCGCGGCACAAGGCCAGACAACTACGGCACAGCGCCGGTCTTCGCCAATGAACAGCCCTGCGCAAGACGCATCAGCCAGCTGGCATGGCGGCGGACATGCCGCCTATACAGCTTTGAAGATCGAGGATCGGCGCGGCTTTCGAAGGCGTTTTGGCTTGAAACCCGCGCCAGCACTGCTTGTGCGGGCAAGGGTCGTTCAAACACTACCCTTAGTTGCCCAAGTCCCTTGTGGCACTACACATAGTGCTCTATAACTTCGCACAGGCCTGAGCCTCAGGCCTAAAATGAAAAGGCCTCAACACTCCCACGTGTTGAGGCCTTGGATTTGGCTTTCACCGCGCCCGAAGCGCCCAGATCCTGCCTGGTTGAGCAGGGAGAAAGGACAACGAGGTGTTTGGGCCACACCCCAAGTTACTTGCGTAAACCGCTGAGGTGGTCGGGTTCCGAAAAACTCGACCACTTCATGTTGCTTCATGACGGAGATTTTCGCAAGCGAGAAAAACCGTCATGGATTTTTTCCCAACAATATGAGGTGCTTTTTATGAGCAAAGTTAATCAAAAAACAACCTCTGCGAAGGTGGCCAGCCTGGCTGGCGCCACGCTGAGCGATCCGAACTCGTCAGGCCTGCAACGCCGGCTTGCTGCGTCTGTGCTGTCTCAAGCAGCACAGGCGCGTCAGACCGGTGCTGATCTGGAAGGCGTGGCCTCGAGGGCCTTGCTGACCAGCCGCAGTGACACGACGCAGACCTTGGCAGCCTCTCTGGTTGCCCAAGCAAACAAGAGCCGCTGATCCAGCGGCACCTTGGAAAGCCCCGCCCCGCGCGGGGCTTTTTTGTCGCGTGCGCCCCGCGCAGATACAGCGCCGCCGGCTGCGCTGCCCCCTACAACCCCCGCGCCCTCATGCTGCGCATGGCCTTGAAGTTGCCGGGCAGCGGGGTGGCGCTGATGGCCACGAGCAGGGGCAGGCCGTACCACCAGACGCTGGCGGGGTCTTGCAGGTACTGCCAGGCGGCCCAGATGCAGAAGGCGATGAGCGGGCCTTTGGTGACCACCAGCGCGGGCAGCAGGCCCATGGCGCGCATGGCGGCGCGCATGATGGGGTTGTTCTCCTGCCCGCCGGGGCGGCTGAGGATCCACCAGGTGGTGTAGGCGTCTGCGAGCTGGATGCCGGCGCACACGAGCGCAAGCAGGACGACGATGATCTGGGCAGAGGTCATGGGGCGGGGTCTTTCGTTGAGGTGACGGGAAGGCGATCGGCCAGCAGCACGCAGCGCACGGCCCAGGCAATGCCGGCCAGCAGACCGGCATAGAAGCCGAGCACGGCGGCCACAAACGCGGCCACGGCGTAGTCTGGCCAGCTCATGGCCGGCCGGGCGTGGCGGGCTGGCTGTTGGCGAGCAGTTCGTCCTTGCGGGCGCTGCCGGCGCTGGAGCCGAAGTAGTAGTTGACGATGGCGCCCCAAGCGGTGCCCAGGCTGCCCAGCAAGATCAGCAGTGCGCTGTTGTCTTTAGGCTCCCAGATGCCGCTGAGCATGGTGGCCAAGATGCCGAAGAAGCCCAGGGTGATCACGATGGCCAGGAAGCCAGGGATCCAGCTGCGCAGCTGCACCTGCATCTGGCGGGCGTCTGCGCGATCGGCGGCGGCGGTCTTGGCCAGCGCCTCAGCGTTGGCGAAGGCCAGCTCCTGCAGGCGTACTCGGTTCGTGGCCTCGATCTCACGCAGCTTGACCAGCGCATCCGGGCTGGCCATGGCGGCCTGCACCTCGGCGGGGTCGCTCGCAGTGCCCAGGGCGCTGGCGATCAGCCCGCCCACGGCTGCGCCGGCCGGGCCGCCAAGTAGCGTGCCCAGCAGCGGTGCCGCTTTGCCGACGGCGCCGGCGATGTCTTTCCAGTCCATGTCAGTCACCCCACTCTTCAGACGGCCACGCCGGCAGGTCTACGGTTTGATTGGCCAGCTCGTGCGTGCAATCGCCCAGGAACTGGATGCGGCCATCGGTCACGAAGGAGTGGCAGCACTTTTGAACCATGTTCAGGCGCTGGCCAGGCTGCAAGGCTTTGATTTCGGCCTGCAGCACCTCGGGCTGGTGAAGGCTTGCCGGTTCTTCCCACCGCACCAAGACTGAAGGCGTGAACGTGGGCGCGCACGAGTTGCCGTTGTATCCCCAGCGCGGGCCGGGCCCGGAGCCGATCTGGACCGTGTGCGGCCCGTCGCAGCCAGGGCAGAAGAACTTCACGCGCCCGCTGCCAGGCTCATCTCCCGCCTGCGTGTCGATCTTGGATAGCTTGCTCATGCAGCACCCGCCACGCGCTTGCTGAGCCAGCCGTAGGCGAAGCGCTCCTGGCTGGGTTTGGCTTCACAGATCTCGATGTAGCGGACCGCCTGCAGGCCGTTGAGCGTGGCCAACAGCGTGCGCACGCCCTCGATGCCGCGCACCTCGAGGAAGCGGGTCAGGGCCTGCACGGTCATGGGGCCGATCTGCCCGTCGACGGTCAGATCCGGGTAGAGCTTGGCCTGGTCGTTCAGCACGTTGAGCGCGCGCTGCAGGAAGCGGGCAGCCACGCCCTGCCCCATGTTCACACCGGTGTCGAGCAGCTCTTCGGCAATGGCGGGCGCCACGGCGTGGATGCGGTCGAACCGAGGCTCGAGCCAGTAGCGGCGCAGGTAGATGTCTTGCGCGGTGCTGCGCGGCATGTCACGCATCGGCCCGGTGTAGCCATAGGCGCGCGCCACAGCCACCGTGATGCCCCAGTTGGTCTCGCCACCGGCATCAGCCGGGTCGTTCACGTAGCCGCCTTCGCGGCCCAGCAGATCGCGGATGTAGTCGTTGATGTTCATGGCAGCTTGTCCTTTGCAAACTCAATGAGCGCCTTCCACAGGCCAAAGCAGGCGGCGGCAAAGATGCTCAGAAACACCAGCTTTTTGCCCAACCACTCCACGGCACCCCCCATCCAGCCAATGACCTTGAAGCCGCTCTCGATGCTGGCCCAGGTGCTGACCATGGTGGCGGTGGCCGCCTCGATGCGGGCGGTGGCTTCGGTGTTGGCCTTGAGGTCCGCGGCCTGCTGCATGAGCTGGCGCTCAATGGCCGCCATGCGGGCGGCGCCTTCGTGGAGCTGGGCTTGCTGGCTACGCAGCTCGCGCGCGACATAGCCGCGCCATTCTTCATCTGTGCGGGGCATGGGCGCGTCCTCGTCTGGGGCCTGCGCGGTGCTATGCAGCGGGCTGGGGTTCATGGTCTGGGCCTTGCGGTTTGGGTTCTGGAACAGCCACGCGCTTGGCGCGCAGCTCGGCAATCTGTTCGTGCAGCTGCACTAGGCGCGCGCGGGCGGCTTGGCCTTCGGCCTCTGGCAACAGGCCCAGGGCGGCCAGCTGCACCTCGCGCAGGGGGCGGGCTTGGGCGGCCTCAAGGCGCTCGATGGCGCGCTGCAGCTGCAGGTTGTGGCGCAGGGCGTGCTCGGTGGGCGTTTGCCAGCGACCCTCATCGGCCAGCCAGGTGCAGCCGGACTCAGGCTCTGGCGGCCGGCGCTCTGGTTGCGGCGCCAGGGTGTCTGGGCACACGTACAGGCAGCCGGGCGGCAGGTCAATCAGCGCGGCGCTGCAGCCCTCTGGCACGTTGCAGTCCAGCTGGTCTGGCGGGCAGCTGATGACGCTGAGCACGCGGCCGGTGGCGCGATCGAAGGTGACCAGCTCGAGTGCGCTCATCGCTTGAGTACCGCCAGGCTCATGGAGATGCCGCGGCTGGTGACGTTGCTGGCGCAACCCGGCCCGACGTTGATGATGGCGTGCTCATAGGTGACAGTGGCGGTGCTGCCCGTAGGCACACTCACCACAAATGAGCCGCCATGGTCTTGGGTGAAGTCATTGCTGCCCAGGGCCAAGCTGCCGCGCTCGAACTCACGGAACTCTGCGGGCTGTCCGGTGTAGGTGACGCCGCTCACGCGCACCGCGCCAGTGATTCTGGTGAGCGTGGTGGCGTCTGCGCTGCCCGTCACGCCGGCCGTGCCGGTGTGCAGTGCGTAGTAGTTGACCAGCACCTGCTGGGTCTCGCCTGTGGTGTTGGCAAAGCTCAGCGCGGCAATGGCCGTGGTGGTGGTGCCCACTGCACTGCGCGAGCTGCTCACATCAGTGGGCTTGGTGTCACTCACCACCGTCACCGCGCCGGGGTTGATCTCGCGGGTGTTGATGGTGTTGGGGTTGACCAGGCTGGTGACGTTTCCAGGGGTGAGCGGGTTGCTGGGCTGCACCGCATTGGGGTTGCCATAGGGACCGTACTCAATGCCGTCGATGCGCGCGGCGGGGTCAAAAATCACTACATCGCCAGCCAGCGTCAAGCCGCCAGCCACAGAAAGCGTGCGCAGCACGGTGCTGTTGCGCATGTAGCGCACCTGCGACCCGTCATAGGTGACGCTGAGCACATCGCCATCAGCCCAGGTGCCGAAGGTGCCGCGGAAGACACCGCTTTCGTAGATCTCAACGTTGCCGGCCGTGGTGCCGGTGATCCAGTAGTCGATGTCCACGTAGCCAGAGGTAGCCGCGGCATCTGTGTTCAAGCCAATGCCACCGCCGCCCGATCCACTGGGGTACGCGGCATTGCTGGTGCGAAACACGGCCCGAATGGTGGCACCGCCGGTGTAGGCCTCGCGCGTGTAGCAGCCGCAGTCTCCCCAGCCTGAGGTCGTGCCGGCCCGCTTGACGAGCGCATTGCCAATGACCTCAGAACTGGCGCCTGTGGCCACCAGCGCAGACGCAGGCGTGACCGCAGACCCGCTGCCATAAGCCGTGAGCCTCAAGCCTTCAATGCGCGCACCGCTATCCCGGGCGTTGGCACGCAAGCCCAAAGAGAGGCCGGGCGGCGCAGCCACGGTACGCAGCACCGTACCGTTGCGGATGTAACGCACCGCCGCCCCGTCATACAGAATGGCAAAGCTGTCACCGGCTGCATACGTGCCAAACGTGCCGCGAAACACGCCAGACTCCCAGAGCTCCACCTCGCCGGTGGCCGTTGGGTGCAGCCAGTAGTTGATGTCCAACACGCCCGCGCTGCCGCCGGGGTCTGCACTCAAGCCAAAGCCCACAGGACGGTTGTTAGCTGGCGTGCGGGCATAGACTGCAGCTCCGCCAAAGAAGCGGTCACGGGACCATGCCGCCACGTCCCACAGGCCGGACCCGCCTTGGTTGGCCAGGGCGTTGCCGGACACCACCGCGCTGGCCCCGTTCGGCACCAGCGCGATGTCTGCGGTGGCATTCAAGTCTCCAGTGAACATTTGCCCCAGCGTCACCGTGGTGGTGATGGTGTTAGCACTCAGGTTGCCGCTGCCATCCACCAGGCGCACGCCGAAGGTCCACTCCCCAGGGCCGGGGGCGTCGAGGTCTACCACTTCGCTGCCGGCCGCGCTGCCCGCCACTAGGCGCACGTTTTGCCCCAGGCGCGCGGCGCTGAGCCATGGGCCCAGGCTGGCGCCGCTGTTGAAGCGGATCTGCGCGCCGTCGATGTCGATGGGCAGCGCGGGCAGGCCGATCGTGAAGCGCCGCCGGCCGCTGGGCAGGGTGGTCACAGTGAGGCTGGTGGCATCGGGCGGCGGCGCGCTTTTGCCCACCACGGTGTGCGGGCTCAGGATGGTCCAGTCACTGACCACGCCGTTGTCCAGCACGTGGCGCAGGCGGATGCTGTAGGCGCTGGCCTCTTGCACGTCTGGCAGGAAGGCGGCGGCGGCATCGCCCCGCACCTCGATGCGGCGCCAGGTGGTATCGACCACACGCCGATATTCCACCTCAGTGCGGCCGTTGCGCAGCACGTAGACGTTGGTGGGCTGGGTCCAGGTGACGCGAATTTGCGGGACGATGGTGCCGTCATCCAGCCGCACGAGGGTGGCGTTGCCGCTGGTGGCGGCGGCGCTGGCCGGGGCCGGAATGTTCCAGGGCTGCGGCAGGGTGGTGTTGGGCGCGGGGTCATAGGCCAGCGCATCGCCCCCGGCCCAGTTGTAGGCGGCGGCGGCCTCTTCCTGCAGGGTGAGGGTGACGCGTTGGGTGGCGAAGTTGAACTCGCGCTGGCGCACCATGAAGATCTTGTTCACCCAGCCGTAGCGGGCAATGCTCAGGGTGATGGTGTCACCGGCCTGCAGGCGGAAGGCCTTGAGGTTGAACTCAGCTGTGCAGGTGAGCGCCAGGCGGCTGCGGTCGAGCAGCTGCTTGGCAATGCGCTGCGCGCGGGTGGCGTCTTGCGTGTAGGGCAGCGTGAGGTCCAGCTCTTTGCGCTCGCCACCGTCTGCAGCTTCGTACAGCGCATTGGTGACGATGGGGAATTCGCTGGGCTGCCAGTTGCGCTGGGGGTCAATGAAGGTGCCCTTGACCGCGTTGAAGAGGTCAAACGCGCTGGCCTCTGGCACGATGCTCACGCCCCCGGCCAGGTCATTCTCATTGAGCGCGAGCACGGGGGCGCTGTAGGCCCCGGCCTTGAGCGTCCATTTACCCTGCTGGTAGATGGCGCTGCCGTTGCCCGCGGTGAGCATGTCGGGCAGCAGCTCTTCGGGGCTGGTGGCCAGCTCAAAGGCACCGTCGAGCGTGTAGCGCGGGTGGCTGCCGCCACCAGCCAGGGGCACCAGCTCATCACTCACGTTGGCGGCGGCAATGACGCTGGCAGTGTCAATCTCACCCGCACTGAAGTTGCCGCCCTCTGCGCTGCGCAGGTAGTCATGCACGCAC